AAAAATTATTCTCTATTAGAATATTAGCCATTACGACTCCTTAAGTCCGGGTCGGATGTCTACTCCAGGAGGAGAGGTAAAGGTATAGCGAACAAGAGTCCCTACTGTATTAGGGATTGTTGCGCACGGGGTCGAGAGAGTTGCATACAAAGGATTTACTTTACTAGGAACATAGATGGCTATCATACGAAAATGGGTTGCTCAAAACGATAGCGGAGAAAACCAGTGGTTAAAAGTAGACCACCCGAGTCGTTTTATTGTAAATCATACTAGCGAATGGCAGCCTATTTTTGGTGTAGACTCAGCTTTAGTACCCGGAGCTCAAGTCCTAAAGTTGGCCGCGCAACTTGATACATCTACTCTAGATGAAATTAGACTTGTAGGGTATTTGTATAATCCTGCTAGCGGTGCGGTGGATAGTGCGGCTACCGTAGTGTTCTATATTTATAAAGTAACAGACATTACAACTCCTAGGTGGGATGATCAATTAATCTCGACTCAAACAGGAGATGTGCAGTCTAATAATTATTATTTTAAGAGCATTAATATCAGCTCTTTATCTGGAGTTAATTTAGATGGAGACACTACGCTCATGGTAGAAGGCGTGGCTACTAGGTTAGGAATTACTTACAGAGATCGCATCTACGTAAATCATCTAGGAGTGTATGATAGTATTGTTCGACTGCGTAATGATGTTGAATTCTTAGACATAACAAAATTGGATGAGTAATGATAAAAAAATATGCGGCTATAAATAATAATACAGTGACTCAAGTAATAGATATTGACAGCGAGTCCGATGATTTTCAATTAACAGCTAAACAACATCAAATGCTAATTGACATTGATTTCCTAAATCCTACGCCTACTGTTGGGTATGTATTAAACGGAAATAAACTTGAACTTCCGCAAGGTTACACCGATCGCGAAATGTACGAAGAGCACCTAAATGACCTTAAGGCTACTTTCGGCACGGCCTTGGCTCGAAAGTGTACAAATAAAATTGGAGCTAGAAACAAAATCCTAAATAAAACTGGAACTCAAGTCACTACGCTATTAAATGTTTTACTTGGAGTGCGGTTTCTTTTAGAAGGCGGCGCTCTTGGCACAGCTCGCGCAAGTTGTATACAGTTAAAAGCAGTATATAGCGAATATAGTGACGTTTTTGATTACGTTGTAAATGAAATTAATATATTTGAACAAAACAATAGTCTATGAGTAAGATATTTATAGGATTTTCATATCCTCATAAATTTAAAATTGGAGCTGCAGCCATAGCTTGGTGGCTGTCTACTCCATATTCTCACGTGTATATTAGATTTGAAAGTGAAACTATGCCGTCTTCGGTGTATCATGCGGCTCATGGCATGGTACATTTTATAAGTTACGCTAGATTTAAAGAGCAGAATAAATGTGTACATGAGTATGAGGTAGCTGTTACTACTACACAACGTCGGCAAGCTTTAATACAATGCATGGAACTAGCTGGAATAGAATATAGTACTACCGAGCTAGTGAATATTCTAATGACTGATTTATGTAATTCATTTGGCCATAAGCTAAGTACTACAAACTCTAAAGGTTACATATGCTCTGAGTTAGTCGGTGAATTTTTAATTCAACTTGGAGCAACTTTCAATAAACCTACCCATTTATTAACTCCGCTAGATATAAAGCAAGGATTGACTACGTGGCAAGAATCACTCTTATACCGGACATAAAAGATGCTGGGCACAAAAAGCTCATCGCTAAAAGCAAACGACATAATTGGCTTATAGCCCTCTGTTCGCTTCAATTTGTTTTATTAACATATTTAATTATGAGGTAACTAATGGATTTTTCAAAACTAAAGCAGCTAATGCAAAATGCTGGTACTGCAGTTTCTGATTGGAAACAAGGTATGGATAAAAATGCAGATCAAGCAATGGAAGACATGGCTCGTTCTTCTGTTATGGTAGGTAGATCACAGGATTATCAACCTACAGAACAAGAAATGTTGGATGCCCGTAAAATGGTAGAAGATTCCATGAGTATGGGTACGGGTGCTGTAGGCTCTGTAAAGATGCTTGGTGCCGGTGAGAATGCTGCCCAAATGCTTATGCGTAAAGCTGCAGAAGAAGCTGGTACGGGCGTTAAGATTGCAGGTAGAGGCAAGTCTGCTGCGGAAATGATTAAAGAAGGTCAGGCAGCAAAAGCTGCAGCTAATCCTCCTGTCCCTAAAAAGACAGCCGCCGAACTCTACAGAGACGCTAAAGCAAGCGGTAAGTCGGTAATGAATATTGATGAGATGCGTGCAAACCCTGTTAAAGAACCTATGAATATGGGTAAACTGCAACAAGAAGCTACTGGTCTTGTTGATGATGTCTCAGAAAAACTTAAATTTCGCCGTCTCCAAGAACTAATGGAGCTTAATAAGCTCAAAGGTAAGTAATGGCTGATTATCCTGGTTCTAATAGTGAAGCTACTATGGAAGGTAACGAGAAAGAAACCTACGCAAAAAAGGTTGCTCGTTTCTATAAGCTTCGTAAGCTATTGAAAGAGAAGAAATAATGGATGATACATACGCACGTCTACTAAAATCTATTCTCGAAAGTAAAGAAGGGCGCAGTGAGACTGTATACCCTGATGAGAAGGGTAATCCTACTGTTGGTGTTGGGACTAATCTAAACAGCCCAGAAGGTCTGCGGGATTTAGAACGTGCCGGTATGTCTCCAGAGCGCGTTCTAGCAGGAGAGAGTGTTCCTACTGAAATCCAGGACGCTGCTATGAACAGTGCCATTAAGCGTAAAGAGGCAATGCTTCAAGATAAACTTCCCAATGCTCAGCTTAAAGAAAATGAGCGCGCTGCTATTATGTCGCTTATGTACAATAGCCCAGCCCTGGTTGGGCCTCGTCTTACTGAGATGCTGAACAAAGGCGATAAAGAATCTGCAGCTAAAGAGATTCTTCTAAACTCTAATAAAAATAAAAGTCCCGGCCTTGCTAGCCGACGTATAGAAGAGAGCGCGATGTTCCGTGGAGATAATAGCTTGCCACCTATTAACATGGAGGAAGAGGCTAATCTTAAGGGTACTCTTAGTGGCATTGAGAATAAAAACGAAAAAGAACGCGTATTTAAGCGTTTATCTGAGTTATTACGGAGTAAGTAATGGCTGGGCCTATTTCGTCAAAACGTGTATTTAAACTTACTGAAGACTACTTTAAAGCTATAGCTGATCGTGCGGCTAGTAGATCTCATGCAACAGCGGTTCCTATTTTTGCAGATGATACTATAAAAAATAAAGCTAAAGAAATGATGAGTGAGGAGACTGTTACTAGAATCAATCCTACCACACAGGAAAAAGAATACCTTCTATTTAGAGGACCTTCTGAAAAAGATATTACCAATCATATGAAAGATGGTAAATTTATTAGTCAACAAGCCTCCAGTTGGACAACTAGACCGGATACTGCTAGTGGGTATGCTAATAGTCATTCTGCTAACCTAGAGGGTACACCAATTGCAGCATGGGTACCAGAGTCCAAAGTAAAGAATTTCTTACCTGCTAATTTTGAAAAAGCTTCTGATGTTCCTGCGCATAGTGAAGTTATTGTTGATAGTGTAAATCTTCCATTTGATACTTTTAGTAACCATAGAATCGATAAAAAAATGCCATTTGATCAATCTATTGGTAAGCTATTTGGAAATCCTAAAAAGTTAGCGGCTATTGCTCCTCTGTCAATAGGATCAGAAACATTAGATGCTGCTAAAGATTTAGCTTCTCAATACGTACAAGGTAAAGATTGGGTATCTGAAAAACTTGCACAGCAATTAAATCTCACTAAGAATTCAGAAGTAGAAAAACAAATTAAGAATGTAACTGATATTGCAGTAGATCCCACTATGTTAATTCCAGGTGTCGGTGGTATAATGACGGGTCCTGCTCTAGAAATGTTGGCAGAGTCTAATAAAAACAGCTTTTCTAAGATAAAAAACTTATTAAGTAATAAAAAGTAAATCTAACATATATTATTATAAGGCTTACCCATACCGGATGGCCACTTAAACTCGCTACCCTGTCTAAGTACAGGATGTGACACAAGGAGAATAGTATGTCTGACTCTGCTGCTGCAGCCGCTAGTGCTGCGCCCGCTTCCACTGGTGCCGAATCTACCGGCGCTGAATCCCAAGAACTTGCTGCTGAAGGTACTGAAGGCATTATTGAAGATGACGCTTCAGATGTACTTGCCGAAGAAGCCAAGGCTACCGAGGAAGCCCTTAAAAACCTCAAACGCAAATATAATGTTAAGGCTAATGGGAAGTCTCGCGAAATCGAGCTTGACCTGTCTAACGATAAACAAATCCAAGAATACCTATCTAAGGCCGCTGCAGCTGACGAGAAATTCGAAGAAGCTGCCAACATGCGTAAGGCAGTTGAAGAGCTTGTACGAGAGCTGAAAAGCAATCCTAAGGCTATTCTGAGCCACCCTTCGATTGGTTTAGATCTTAAGACATTTGCCCAAAGCATCATGGATCAAGAGCTGGAGGATATGTCCAAGACTCCTGAGCAGAAGCGTATTGAGGAAATGGAACAAAAGCTTAAACAATACGAAGAAGACAAGAAAAAACTGGAAGAAGAGAAAACTACGGCTGAACGGGCTCGTATTCAAGAAGAACAGTTTCAAAAGCTGGATGAACAAATCACTGATGCTCTGTCGAAATCTGAACTTCCTAAGTCTCCTTATGTACTTAAACGTATTGCTGACACTATGATTGAGGCTGTTAATCTGGGGTATACAGACGTATCTGTTGAGCAAATTCTACCCTATGTAGAACAGCAAATCGTAGGTGAAATCAATAGGTTATTCGAAGAAGCTCCGAGCGCAACTGCAGGCAAACTTATGGAAAAGTTAGTCGGTAAAAAGAACCTAGATTCTTACCGCAAAGCTCGTGTTTCTAAAGCTAAAACCACAGCTTCTGCTTCTACAGTTAAAGATTCGGGTGCTTCCTCTAAGACTGCTGAGAAAAAAGAAGACGTTAAACCTGTCCGATTTAAGGACATGTTCGGACGTTTCTAGAACGTTAACATATAGTTATAGGACTAGTAGAGTAGTGTAACGGATCGGTTGGTAAGCTTCGCGCCCTAACGGTACCCGGAAATGAAAGCGGCCTATCATGACAACAGGTGTATTTTTAATAAACAAAGTCCTCTAGCTAAGGCAGAGGCAACAAGGAGAATTTGAAATGGCTGAATACGGTGGCGCGAATAACATGGCAACCCTGAACGGGTTGTTTAAAGAACGCTATGCTGATAAAATGGAGCGTCTGATTCCTGATGGAAAGAAGCTCTTGAATGAAATCCCCTTCATCTCGAAGGACAAACAACCCGGTAATGCTTATCACCAGCCCGTAGTTTTGGGTATGGAACATGGTGTTACTTTTGCTGATGACACCGAAGGTGCATTTGAGTTGGCAGCTCCTATCGCTGGTCAAATCAAAGATGCAGTTGTCAAAGGTTACCAATTGGTTCTGCGTTCGGTTCTGTCATACAGTGCCGCTTCGCGCGCAATGGGTCCTGGCGATCGCGCTTTCGAAGATTCGACTAAGTTCTTGGTTGGAAACATGCTGGATTCTATTTCGAAGAAACTCGAAATCGAACTTCTGTATGGTCAAATGGGTTACGCTGTAGTTACCAATGCTGAAGCTGCTGCTGCTGGCGTTGTTATCGAACTGAACGCTGCTGACTTTGCTCCCGGTATCTGGGCTGGTGCTGAAGGTATGAAACTGGACGTTGTACGTACTGGTGCCTTGGTTCCCACTCTGTCGGGTGTCAATGCTATCACCGTTTCTTCAGTTGATTTGACTGCTCGTACCATTACTGCGGATCTCCCGGCTGCTTTGGTTGCTGGCGATGTTCTGTATCACAAAGGTGCTTTCGGTAAAGAATTTGCTGGTATCCACAAAATCCTGACCAACACTGGTACTCTGTTCGGTATCTCGGCTGCTACCTACACTCTGTGGAAAGGTTCGGCTTTTGCTCCCGCAGTTACTTCGGTATTGTCGTTTGCTATCATGCAGCAAGCTATCAGCCAAGGTGTTGCTAAGGGTCTGGACACTGACGTAATGGTCATGGTTAACCCCGGTCACTGGGACGATTTGCTCACTGAGCAAGCTGCTCTGCGCATGTACGATTCTTCGTACAAGTCGGACACTGCTGAAAGCGGATCGAAGTCGATCAAATTCCATAGCCAAAACGGTATGGTTGAGATCACTCCCTCGATTTACGTTAAAGAAGGCTACGCTTACGTACTCTGCGTTGAAGACTGGGTTCGTGTCGGTTCGACCGATATCACCTTCAAACGTCCGGGTCAAGGCGATAACTTCTTCCGTGAACTGGAAGACCACGCTGGTTTCGAACTGCGTTGTTACACTGACCAGGCGATCTTCTGTAGTAAGCCCGGGCGCTCGATAATCATTTCTAACTTGAAAGTATCGTAATTCTACGGTATAATTACAAGTAAAGTTGTGGGCCGGGGGTGCAATGCTCCCGGCTTTTTTATTTTACAAATCTATTTTTCTTCCAGTTGTCCTTGGCCCACAGAGGTTGAAGATTAGTATAGTGTGTAGCTTTTAGAAACTGCTGTCTATTTGTTAAATCAAAGCTAGATAATGGAATAATATGATCAATATGCCAACCAGTTAAGTTATGATTTTCCCAAGTCATTCCGGGCTGCCATTTTGATTCTATATACAATTTAAATTGCTCTATAGAACAGCCTAGATCGGCAACAGCAGATCCTTTTTTTGTATTATTTTTTATACAGTTAGCAATGCGTGCTCTAAGTAAAGCTTTAAGTCTATATTGTAAATCAGTTTTCTTTTTGTCTACGTGGTATCGACTACGTCGAGCTTTTACTTCAGGACGCGAATGATACTCTTTCTTTTGTGCGGCAATATGCTCAGCATTATCATCCCTATACTTAGCCTTACGCTGAGCTATCTTTTCTGCATTCTTTTTATCATACTCTTTACTACGAGTACGTACCGCATCTCTGTTTGCCTGCTTGTAGGCATTTGTTTTAGCTTTAATCTCTTCTTTGTTCTCTTGATATTTAGCTGCAGATTTGGTTTTACGACAAGGCTTGCATAGGCTATCAACACCAAAAGCCCCCATAGCTTTCTTATGAAAAGCTTCGAGAGGCAGAGATTGTTTACAGCACCTGCATACCTTGGTCATTATTTTAAATATTTCCTAAGTCTATCTAGACAAGCTTTTCCGTCTGTATTGGCAGTAATGTGCCCTCCAAGTTGGGCATATAAAACTGTCTCTACGTCCTGCAATAATTTATTATAATCCTTTAAAGAAACTACAGCTTCAAATTGTCTTTCCGGAAAGTTCTTTGTATACTCAGGTTCACAGATAATATCACAATCAGTGTGTAGCCCTTCTTGGGAAATGTATAGTATTTTCATATTTTATTTACTTCACTAGCTTCAAATAGAGGGGTAATTTCAAACTCTTTCTCCGTAATATAAAAAGAAATGGGACCAGCAGGCCCGGAGATTTGAATACTTTGATATCCATTACTAGTCCAAATAGGAGCGTATCCTCCGTATTTATATCGATTATTTAGTTCATCTCGCAATGAATAATAAATGCTTACAGACACGGCAAATTTAGTAACATGCCGATTGTATGTTACATGGTGAGTACATTGATTAAAAATATAATTAATTACGCCATCATATAAAGTAATTCTTTTACTGGTAATTGTATTATTTATAAGTGGAGGCACTTCCTCCATGTATTGATAGGCAACTGGAGGAGGACTTGAGTATACAGGTATAGTCTCATATCTACCGTTGGGATATACACCCGGCAAACTATTAGGTGCGGGAGGAGGAGTGGCAGCAGGCCACGCATTGAGCATTAGTGCAATTTCATCCGCATCCATAGGAGTACCATCAGGCAATAGAAAATCTGTAGGTTTAAACATCGATTTGAGCCTTAAAGGAATCTACAATGCCCTTAAAAATATAATCTTTAATACGTTGTTCCTTTGGTAGAAATGAATAGTGCCCAATACAGGGGTGTGTTTTAGCAACAGGATCTTTTACTGCTCCCCAAATCCAACCGTCTTCAATTTTTTTAGCACACCACATAAGATGTGATTGTTCAGGGCTTAGGTTTTCTTTTAAATGACCCTCTACGCCGGATATGGCAGACTCTTTCTGCCAAGTCGGGGCATTTTCCCAATTAGGTTGACTAAAATCTCCAATAGCTTCACAATAAGCCTTGTTAGCCTCATGGCAAATTTTGGCAATAGATTCAGTAGAAATCATAAATACTCCTAAAATCCGGTTCTTGTTTGGTGGAAAACCGGCAAGCCCTTGTGTTTTTTATCGTGTCTCTCCAGAACACGCCCTTTGTCATTCCTAAGGGAGGAAGGTGAAACGGGAGGTGCGCTACTACCTCTGTCTTGTACTTCGAATCTGGCGGGTTCCCATGGTTATGCCTTTAACTAAACTCGGCCCCGACCACCTAGATTATGAATATAGGAAAGTTACTCCTACATATCAGCCTCTAGCGTCATCCCAGTGCGTGTCTCCAGAACCGACTATCCTGCCCACCTCGCGGTTTAAACAATGCAGGGTCCACCTCATCTACCACGCCGCTCGTTTCAATATAACAGTAACATATTCATGTATGGAGGTCAAGTGATTTCTAGGGCTGAAGTTCTTATGGGCCGTGATAAAGACTATCCGTTGGATAAAGAGCAAGAAGCAAACCTTGCAATCCTGCTGGAACGTGTTAATAAGCTTAGGGCTCTATATAACAAACCAATGACTGTCGCTAGCGGGTACCGCCCTGCTGCTATCAATGCCGGTGTAGCGGGTGCTGCTAAGCGTTCTAATCACATTCTGTGTGCTGCCTGTGACTTTAGGGACAGTGATGGTGCTATCGACGCCTGGTGCCTAACTAACCTAGATAAGCTGGCAGAAATCGGCTTATGGCTGGAATCTCCTGACCATACGCCTAATTGGTGTCATGTGCAGATCTTTCCTCCCAAGTCAGGTAATCGGGTATTTAAACCTTAGTCAATATAGCGAAAGACCAATCCTTTCAAAGACTTCATCTTTCCACGACATACTGCAGAGATACTACTTCGGTCGCAATTAAGTTCTGCTGCGGCATCCTGAATACAATCATAGGTTTTACCATTAGTTTCACAGTAGACTTTACGACGAGTGGGTGAAGGTTTACCCCAGAATTTGCTTTTCTCTCCGGACCAAAGCTGAGAAAGGTGAACTTTTTCCTCAGCAGTACGAGGGCGAAGTTTTTTTCCGGTCATGGCTTTTCGTTTAGCTTCAATTTGCTCTGGAGACTGTTTGTGTCCTAAGGTATGTTTATTTCCTAAAAGAGCCTTACTAATTTTATTACGAGTTTCAATTGTAATCTCAAAAACCCCCCCTCCATACGATTTATTATATCCATATATAGGATCAATACTCTTATAATTGCGAATAAATTCTTGTTCTTTACGATTAAGCTCTTCTAGAGATTCTGCGGCGGCAATACGTTCAAATAAAAAACTATCTTCTCCATATTTAATCCAAGCTCTCTGTAGATGTTCATTAAAATGAGTACCTTTTCTCAGATAATATCGATGATTAGCCCAGCGACGAGCTAATGTAGAAGAGGTTTGTCCAATATAAACTTTATTATTGATTTGATTTGTAATTTTGTAAATAAACATAACTACCTAACTATAGCCTAAATTTTAAGTAAAGTCAATGTATTTAAGTAATTAACATATTACAATAGGAGACCTAATAGAATGATTCAACTTACTATTGCAGGTAACACATATGCCTACCCAAGTGCAGGTGAAGATCCCGGCTGGGGCTCCGAAGCAACTGACTGGGCTACAGCCGTAACTGATGTATTAAATAGCTTTCTTGGTCCCGGAGATATTCTACCAACCGCATTTGAAATTGTAGATAATACTCCGTCTCCTACTGAGGTTGTCGGCCTTACTTTTGATGGCGCACTTGTTCGTGCAGCTAATGTAACGTATGCAATTGTTCGGGGTTCTATCACTCAAACAGGTACTCTTTACCTAAGTTATAATGGCACGGCTTCTGCTGGAAACCAATGGACCTTGTCTGAACAGCTCAGCAATGATGCAGGAGTTAGATTTTCTGTCACGGATGCTGGTCAAGTACAATATATATCTTCTTCAACCGGAACAAACGGACAAATGCGTTTTTCCGCTAAAACATTGGGAACATAAAAATGGCTATTTCTTTAACTAAGTGGATCAAGTCGCTCGTCGTTAGTCAAGAAGGCACGACCACCCCTAATGAAATTGAGCTTACTCCTGGCGGATCAGCTAGTACTAAGACTACTATTACTGGTGCACAAACTTCCAATGTAACTGTGACTATGCCTAATGCCACAGATACCCTGGTTGGTCGGGCTACTACCGATACCTTGTCAAATAAGACTCTAGATGTCTCTACTATTGCTAATCTACGCGATGACCGTCTTTCTATTCAAGATGATGCTGATGTGTCTAAGCAGCTTCGCTTTGATTCCTCAGCTATTACTACTGGTACTACTCGTACTCTTACTGCTCCTGATGCCAACACTACTATTGTTGGTACCGATGTTACTCAAACTCTCACCAATAAAACTCTCACCTCTCCCGTTATTAATTCACCTACTGGAATAACTAAGTCAGACGTCGGTCTCGGGAACGTCGATAATACGTCAGACGCAACTAAGAACGCTGCCGCAGTCAGTTTAACGAATAAGACAATCGATGCAGATCAAAATACGATCACAAATATTGAGAACGCAGATGTCAAGGCAGGCGCTGCGATTGACTATTCCAAACTTGCTGCTTTGACTGCATCAAGAGTCCTGGTTTCAGAAGGTTCGGGTTTTGTTTCGGCGTCTTCTGTCACCTCGACAACGCTCGGATATCTTGATGCGACTAGCTCAATCCAAACTCAACTCAACGCAAAGGCTGCAACCTCTGCAGTAGTTCTAAAGACTGACTATACGGCTAAAGGTGCAATTCTCGCAGCAAGTGCCGCTTCGACTCCAACCGACCTTCCTGTTGGGGCGGATGGTACGGTTCTCACTGCAAGTTCCGGTCAAACAACTGGGCTCATCTGGGCAACTCCGACTGATCCCGCGCTAAATATTACTGCGCAAACTTCGACCTATTCTGCCGCAATAGGAGACTACGTTTTGGCGAGCGGTTCTGCCTTTACGGTCACTCTACCTACTGCAGTCGGAGTTAGTGGAAAGGCAATTCGGATTAAAAAGACCGACTCAAGCCTTTCAAATATCATCACGATTGCTACAACGTCCGCCCAGACGATTGACGGTTTCTCGACTCGGAAACTTGCGACGCAAAACGAATCAATCACGCTCTATTCTGATGGCGCAAACTGGCAGATCACCGAACGTCGGATTCCATCGTATTGGATCTCGCAAACCGCCACAGGTTCTTGGAATACCAATACAACATACACTATGCGTATGCGTAGGGTGGGTGATACCGCGGAATTTGATCTCACGGTTGCAACTACAGGTGCGCCCAACAATACCGCGCTTACGGTCAATCTGCCCATCACTATTGACACGGCCAAGATGTCGGCTTTCGGGGATTTCGAAAATTTTGGTGTGGTAAACATCCGAGATTCCGGTGTCGCAATCTATGTTGGTAAGGTCAGCTATAGCTCTACGACTGCCATTACAATCTCATCGATCAACTCCACGCCTGCATTATTGGCATTCAGCGCATCAAATCCAATGGTCTGGGCAAATGGTGACCACGTTCATGCGATCTTTCGAGTTCCTGTAGTAGACTGGGAAGGATAGTATGATTAATCTCATCGGGGACTTCACACCTCTTTTCGGCAATGTATCTGTATTTTTAAAGTAGGAAATTAATGATTAAAATCGCTACACTTCTTAGACTTCTGCAATTGTTTGCCCACAATGCACATAATATGGCAAGTGGGCCTACATTTTTTGCAGACCATGATCACCTAGGAAGTCTGTATCCTCAATATGAGGAACAGTATGATAGCGTTATTGAGCGTATGCTAGGCCTGGATGAGCAACCTAATCTAGTAGAAATCACTCTACAGGCAGCACAAGGAAGTTCGGCAATGACACTTGAGATGCCCTTTCAAGAACTAGTAGAAGCTGAATCTTTGTTAAGAGAAGAAATTGCTATCTACTTGGCCACTGCTCAGTGCACTGAGGGAACAAAACAATTACTTGGTGAAATCTCTAACCAAAGTGAAATGCGTCAATACAAACTAAGACAGAGGATTAAAAATGGCTAACCATACTCTTACAGGTGAACACGTACTACGAGAGGCCTGGGACCCTACGCAAGGTGCGGTAAAGGTTACAGTAGATAGTGAGTTTGCAGTAGCCTTGGATGCCGCTGATGGGGATAGTATAACAACTGTTCCTAATAATCTTACTGTCACAGGTGTCCAGGAAATGGATGCTACTAGCTATAAAAGCTTAGTTCTATACACTGCTCCTGGAGCAGGAGAGGCTAAGGTAGAGGTATCCCCTACTGCATCCGGTGATGTTTGGGTAGACCTAGTCACTGTTACTGCCAATGCTCTTCTTGTTGTTAAGTCCGCTGTCACTGATTTTAGAGCTGTACGCATCCGTATTTCTACAACAGGAGCAGCTCCTCACGTGGTGATGCATGGGTAAGATCATTATGGGTAAAGGCACACGGCAGCGCGCTCCTGTTTCGACTGCAGAAGTCGCAATGGAAGTTATTACCCAAGATCAAGCCCCGAGTATTCAAACTATTACAGTAGAAGTTCCTGTTGAAGTAGTCCGTGAAGTAATTGTAGAAGTACCTGTTACTGTTGAAGTAATAAGAGAAGTACAAGTTCCGGTTATTGTAGAGAAGATTGTAGAAATTCAAGTCCCGGTAGAAGTCATTAAAGAAATTCAAGTTCCTGTTGAACGTATTGTTATTCAAGAACGCGTCGAATATATTGAAATTCCTATGGATATCTCACGTATTCGTGAATTAGAATCTAAACTAAGATCTACTAATCGGGTGAAGTATATTGCCTGTGCAGTAGCACTAATTGCCCTGTCTATTGTAGGAGTCTTGCTATGAATTCTACCACTAAGCCTGCATCTAATGCAAGTCATGAGAACGTTCTTCGTTCTGCCCACAATGAAGTAACGGCAACTATTGGAGTTTCCGGATTTGTTACCGCTAAGGTAGGGCATCGTATTACACAAACAGTAACTACTACTAATACTGCAGATGATACTTTAGTATTTAACTATTTTGATGGATCTATTGCTCTTATGGAATTAACTGTGATTTACACAGACGGAACTCGGGAGACCCTTCTTTCGGTTGAAAGGACAGCGTAATGAGTTTCCAGTTCAATCCTCTTATCCTAGATGGCTTCGATATCTCTGGAGGAGGAGCTTCTACAGTTGTAATCGGAACTACTCCTGTTGTAGGAAGTACTCCTTTTTCTATTCTTATTGTTGATGCTGCAAACACTGTGGGAGACGTTGGTCCTCTTACTAACGGTCAACTTTTAATTGGAGCCACAGGAGCAGAGCCGGTCCCTGCTACACTCACTGGAACAGCTAATCAAGTATCCATCACTAACGGTTCCGGATCAGTTACTTTATCATTACCTCAGGACATTGCTCCTACTTCAAACGTAACATTCGCTGATACAACAGTTGACACACTTACTGCCGACGTGGTAAACACACCTGTCCTAGACTATGCTGGTGCAATTGCTATCGGTACTGTTGACGCTACAGTAATTAATATTGGTAATGCTTCTTCTGTAGTTAACTTTAATGGTACAGTTAATGATAATAATGTTACTAATCTAATCGTATCCGATCAGCTAATCACTCTAAATGCTGGCGGTGGCGTGGGATCTGCTACAGGCGCTGGTATTGAGTTTGAAGAAGATAGTGTTATTACTGGATATGTAAAGACTTCAGCAGATCGTAATAGCCTAACTGCAAAAGCCCCTGCAACAGCTGGTGTTGTTACAATAACTCCTGGTGCATCAGGTTTTATCATTGACCAAGGATCTCATAATCCCTTGACTATTGATACGGCAAACGGACTATCATTAAATGACCAGGAATTATCGTTAGCCTTAGCTACAGCCGGTAATCCGGGTGCTCTGTCCTCTTCTGACTGGACTACTTTTAATGACAAGGCTAATAATACTTTAAACAACCTAGGTGTTACAAACATTAACGCCTCTCTGTTAGTAAATAGCCCTGGCACATATAACTTAGGTGCAAACTTAGGTCAATGGAATACTGTATATACCAACTTTGTACGCCGAGACAATGGAAGTCCTGCAGTACAGCTTCAAACTGGTGGTCTAAATGACACCGCTAATTTTACTTCTTTAAATTGGCAAAATCGTCAATTATTGACAGGATTTAGCACAGCTGCTGATTGGGGAAATAGAGTACTTCAGAACTCATCTAGTGTCACTACTTTGAATTGGGAAGCTCAGTCTCTTTCTGACGGTACAGATTTGTCAGTTGATTGGGCAGGACGCTCCTTAGAAAATAGTACAGGAGCTATGCTTGATTGGAGTGGATCTCAGGTATCTTTTGAAGGAAAACGTGTAATTAACGTTGCTACTCCTACTACAGGTACTGATGCTGCCAACAAAGACTACGTTGATGCTGCTGCTGCTTTGCTGCCCTATGGTGACATCCCCAGCACTACCTTTGTAGCTGACTTCTCCCAAACCGACCAGCCTGTAGTAGGTCTTGTAGCCGCGCCAGATGACTTACCCGTAGCTGTATTAGCGTTTAAAGCTCATGTTATGGTTATTAACACCGATACATCTGCTTATACTTCTTTTGATATGATTGCAACTAGAGATCTTATTGACAATATCTGGCACTTGTCATATTCCCAGTCAGGAGATAATAGTAATGTTACTTTTGATATTGATTCTACCGGACAAGTTATATATACATCTCCCGCTGCAACTGGATCTCAAAATTTGACCATGTTCTTTAGAGCACAAGCAATTACCCAAA